CTCGGAATGCGACCGCTTCCCCATCTTGCGCCACATCCTTTGCCCGAGGAACGCGCGCCCGCGGCGTACGAACAGGTCCACCTCCCCGGTCGCCCCCTTCCCACGGGCACCTCCGGCCAAGAACAGGCGATGCTTGCGGTAGCGGTTCGAGGCAATCCACGCGGGATCGTAGAGCGGCACCGCGAGCTTCTTGTTTCGCCCCGTGATGGTTTTGCCCCGCTCGTGCGTCCAGAAATAGCGCGAGTAGTTGACGATCCGCAGGGCGTAGTCAGACAGCGGTCGCGCCCCCACCTTCACGACGCCGAGCACGTAGTTGACGAGGCCGCGGCGCGCTGTGATTCTTAGGCCGGCGCGGCGAGCCGCAGCATACCACCGCTTGAAGAGCTTTGCTTTCGCGTGGAAGAGGGCGTCGCCGACCTCGGCCCCAACATCGCCCTTGTGGTCTCGGAGAGCCTTGATGAGTTTCTTGTCGTCGAAGGCGAGCGTCAGCCCCGAGGCCCTGGTCCCGGTCGGGATGCCAGCGGAGCCGGTCGCGGGAAGTCGGGCGCCCATGGTCTACCGCACCACGAGTAGGTGGCGGACTGCCGTATCGTCCCGGCTCCACAGCTCCACGACGCGCCAGGCCACGGCCGATCCGCCGACCTCGGCTGGGAAACTGATGGTGTCGAGTCCGCGCCGAGGCATCGGGATTTGATCGGCCCGGAGGTGGACGTGGGCCCGGCGTTGAGGCGTCCGCCCGCGATCCTGTTCCGAGGCCTCCACGGGCTCGCGCCGGATCACTGCCGGAACCGTCAAGGCCCCGGTCGAGCCAGTGTAGGTCACTGTTTCCGCGAAGTCGTTGGTCGAGATGATTCCCACGGCGTCCGTCGCCATGAGCGTCGGCAGGCCCATAGGGCCCTACTCTCCGCGGCGGGTCGGGCGGCGGGCCTTGTGGGGAGCGGGAACCTCGGCGGGGGCCGTGGCGAAGGCCGGGGCCGCGGAGGGAGCGGCCGCGGGGGCGGGCAGGACAGCGGCCGCGGGACGCGGCGCCGGCGCGGCCCCGGCTTCCGCCACCACGCACAGGTGACCCGTGCGAAGCAGCGACGGAAGCAGGGATTCGGCGCCGGGGGCGACCTCGGCGACCGCGATCAGGCGGCCGGGGACGGCGACGCGCCCCAGCCTCCCGGTCATGGGGTGTTTCTCCAGCCGCTCGCCGGCGATCTCGCGCAGCTCCACGCGCACGGGCCGTCCCCTTTCCGATCCGGGCCGCGGGGGCGGCCTAGATCATCGTCGCCTTGCAGCCGTACTGCCAGTAACCGAACCCGACGTTGCGGCTCGCCTCGACGCCGTACAGATGCCGATGATTCTTGAATTCCTCCTCGGAGCCCTCCGCGATCGCGGAGACCAGCACGTCGGCCTCGTCCTCGTTGGCCGGCGCGGCCGTGCCGCCCCGGTTGGGGACCTCGAACTGGCGGAGGAACGGAGTCACGGGCCCGCCCGTGCGGAAGACGTAGATCGCCTCCGTTGCCGTCACCCGCGAGTTGGCGATCAACTCGAAGTTGACGCCGGAGCCGCGGACCGGGTTGTTGCTTCCGCTCTCCAGGTTGATCGAGGAGAGCACGGACCCGACCACGGGCCACAGGCTGATGGGCGCCATGACCATGAAGTCCTTGACGCCGTCGTTGATCGGCTCGCCCGTGTCGTCCCTGAACCCGAGGATCGCGGCCACGGCCTGCATCATGACCTGGGCCATCTCGCCCGCGCTCGGCGCCGTCGTCGAGCCGTGGACGGAGCACGCCAGGGCGGAGATGTCCACCGAGAGCGAGTTGCTCTGGGCCGTCGTGTACGCCGCGCCCGGGTCCGCGTGGTCCGTGTCCCAGAAGAACTGACCGTCGTAGGCGAGGCCGCTCGTGTTGCCAGCGCCGTTGTTCACGAGCGTCGAAAGCAGCGACGCCCAATGCTGGACGGTGCGGCCGGCGAGGTCCTTGACGCGCGCCATGACCTGCCCGGTCTTGTCCCGGCGCAGCTCGCGGACGTCCACCTCGAGGGTGCTCTCGAAGAGCTTGTTGGCGATCGTCAAGCCGTTCTCGCGGAGCCCCTTGGCGATCCGCGGCCCGATCCACTCGCGCATCTGCGCCACCTGGCCGAGCCACTTGTAGGTCTCGGACTCCTGGTCGGTGCGGAAGGCCTTCGCGAGCTTGGGCACCCACGAGGAACGGACGGCCTGTTCCAGCTCGTAGAAGAACGCGCCGATGATAGCCCGAGAACTGAGAGCTGTCGCGCCCATCGTATCCTCCTCGCCGCGCCGTCAGGCGTCGGCCGGTTGCTGATTCTCCTCGCCCTTGCTGGGCGCTACAGACTCCGCGCCGACAGGGCCTCGAAGGCCACGACGCACTTGGTCCCGGAGACGTGCCGCTTGACCTTGCCGATCGCCGTGCCGGATCCGCTCGCGATCGTCAGCGTCCCGTCGTCCAGGGCGTAGATGGTCTCGTCCACGTCGCCGGGGCCCGTGACGCCGGTCACGTCAACCTCGATGGCGCCGCGCTCGATCAGGCGGACGTTGAGCGCGGCCGCGAGGCCGGCGCTGTTGTCGGCCTGGCGGAAGGCGACGCCGAGGAACGGGTCGGAGGCCACGAGGCCGCGGGCGTAGCCGCTCGCGTCGTCGCCCACGAAGGCGCCCTCGTAGATCTTGGTCGAGGCCTTGACGGGCAGCTCGTTCTTGCTCTGCACGTAGCCGGCCTCGTAGGCGCGCGGAGTGTCAACGCTGAGAGCCATGGGAACCTCCCTTTGGCGCCCTTCGGCGCCGCTTTGCTACCGCTTTCCGGCGGTCGCGATCTCGTCCGCGCGGCGGTACAGCCGCACGGCGTCCCGGGCCTCGGCCCGGAGCCACGCATCGTAGGTCTCCGCGTTGGGGAACTCTTCCCGCACCGCCGGGTTGGAGCCGAACTCCATCTTCGCCCGCTCCGCGGCGGGCAGGCTCGCGTGGATCTGGGCCGGCGTCGCCTCGGAGCCCACGGGCGCCGGGGCGGCGGCCTTGAGGGCCGCGAGCTTCACGTCGCGGAGCTTGACGCGGGCCTCGGCCAGCGTCACGCCGTCCGCCACGAGGGCGTCGGCGCGATCGGCCAGACCGAGGGCCATGGCCTCGGCCACGATGCCGCGGGCGCGCTCGCGCTCCAGGGCCACGGGGTCGGGGGTGGGCGCCGCGGTCGCGGGAGCCGGGACGGGGATCGGGGTCGGATCGTTGGGCATGGGGACCTCCTCGCGGACCACGTTCAGGGCGACGGTCGCGGGGGCCCCCAGGGCCTCCGCGCTCGTGTCGCCGTCGGCGCCGGCGGGCACGAACGAGCACTCGGTCAAGCGGCAGCCGCTCAGGACCGAGCACGGGCCGTCGTGCTCCTCGCCGTTCACCCGCACCTTGACGCCGGCGGGGACCTCGCGGACCTCGCCGGGGATCATCCCGAAACTCGATTGCCAGGGGAAGCCCTCGTCGGACAGCTCGGCGACCTTGCGGCCGGCCTCCGTCGCGTCCGAGAGGCGGCCCGCGACCTCGTAGCCCCGGCCCGAGACCTCCGCGGTCTCCGCATAGCCGGCGATCTGGTCGCGGTCGTGATTGACCAGGACCGGGATGCGCGAGGGCGCCTCCAAGGTCTCCAGGTCCACGACGGCCGAGCCGAACATCCAGCGGAACGGACGGCCGGAGTTGGCGAGCATCTTGAATCGGCGAGGCTCGATCTTGGCGCCTTCCGCGGCGGGCGCGGCGGCCTCCAGCTCCACGGCCTCGGCACCGGCAAAGCGCAGCGCGGACGCCGGCACAGACAGCTTTGCGCCGCCCTTCGGCGCTTCGGCGGCCGCCTCGAAGCCGGAGACGATCTTGTTCTCCTTGAGCCAGGCGCGGGCCTCGGCCTCGGTCCAGGAGCGCGTCGGGAAGCGGAGCGCTTGCGGGATCACGGGGTCCGCGGGCGCCGTGGCGTCCTTGAGTTTGCCATAAATCACGGCGATCGAGTTGGGCACCTTCGCGCCGAATACGGTCGCGTTCCCCGAGCCCATGCGGCGGCGGAAGGTCCCGGGGGCGAAGTCCCCAGGGTCCCGGAGCCGCGCCGCGTGCTCGTTGGGGTAAGGCATGACTACAGGCTATCCGGGTCTCGGGGTCGTCAAGGGGTCGCGTTACTGGCGGGCGGGCGCGGGCGGCGCCGTCGGGACCGGCTCTTCTGGCGCCGGCTCTGGCGCGGGAGTCTCCGCGGCCTTCGGCTCCTCGGGCGCGATCCCCGCGGGCGGCGGCGGAATCATAGGCAGGCCCAGCTCCTTGCGGCGGACCTCTTCGAGGGCCCGTTGCTCCAGGACCTCTTCCCAGTCCTTGCCTTGCGCGGCGCACTCGTCGGCCAGCGTGCTCGTGCCGTTGTTCACCGCGGCGCGGGAGGCCTCGGCCTCGCGGGCCGGGTCAAGCCATCCCCACGCGGGCGGCACCCACTGCACGCGGGTCCAGGCGCGGAAGCGGCCGGAGAAGTCGCGCGCCGGCAGGTCGAGGAGGCCACCGCGGAGGAAGCATTCCTCCACGAGGAGCTGCCAGGCCGGGGTCAGCCAGCGGCGGACGTGGAGCTGTTGCCTACGCTGGAAGAATCTGCGGACCAGCAGGAGCGACGCCTTCGCGCTGCTGAAGTTGGTCCGTTCGAAGTCGCCCGCGAGGACCTCGTAGGTCAGGCCGAGCGCGGAGGCGAGGGACTTGAGCGAGCGCGCCACGTAGGCGTCGTAAGGCGAGCCCGGGCGCGCGGGGTTCACGGCGTTGACCGTCTCGCCGATCCCCATTCGCGTAATCATTCCGGGCTCGATCTCTTCGAGCCGCCGCGTGCCCTGAACCTCGCTCTCGTTGTCGAGGCCGGAGCCGGGGTCGGCCTTCTGAATAAAAAGCGCGAAGCACGCGGCCACGCGCGCCGCAACCAGCTCGGCTTCTTGATAGTCGGCAAGGTCCTTGAGCGGCCGGAGCGCCGGCGCGAAGAACGGCTCGCCGCGGGACTGGCCCGGGCGCAGCACCTCGAATACATGCCAGACCTGGCGACGGCCCTCCGCGTCGCGGGCCGGGATGCGGCGGTAGTCGGCGGAAGAGTTGCCCCACGAGCGCGGCCCGTAGGACAGGTCTCCGGGGTGGCGCTCGCGGACCCAATACGCGACGGGCCGCCCTTGCTTATCCACCTCCACGCCCTCGCGCATCTTCTCGTCCGTGCGTAGGTCCGTCGGCGTCGCGAGCCGGTCGGCTTCGACCACTTCGAGGGCCAGCGAGAAAGGCCGGCCCGGGTCCTCGCGCCGCGTCGGCAGCACGAGGCAATCCCCGTTGTCCAAGACCTGGCGCTCCACGAGGGCCTGTAGCTCGGAGAGCGAACAACGGTCGTGCGCGTCCGCCCAGGTGTCCTCGCTCCAGGCCTCCCAGGCGCCCTCCAGCACGCGGCCGGCGTCGCGCGCCTGGCGGTCGGTCATCCCCACGTCGAGCGGCCGGAGCCGGGCCTGCGGCAGGATGCCGTCGCCGATGACCTGGTCCACGAGGCGCTTGAGCGCGCCCGCGGCGTGTAGGTCGTTGCGGGCCAGGTCGCGGGAGCGTTGCCGCAGGAGCGAGAGGTCGGGAAGGAGGTCCTGGTCCGCGCTCCCTCCGGTCCCCGGCCAGCCTTGCTTCAGTCGGTCGGTCCCGGCGCCGCGGTAGGCGGGGAGCGCCGCGAGTCGGGCCTCGGCGAGCCGGGCGCCCTTGCGGCGCGCGCCGGCCGCGGGGGCCACGACGGTCACGGCGGCGTCGAGCGCCGCGCCCATCCGGTGCAGCCATCCGCGGGTCGCGCTCATGGTCAGGTCTCCCAGCCCTCGGACTCGCCCGGGCCGACGGGCTGAACGTAGGTCCGCAGGCCGCCGGTCGGCACCCGGCCCGCCAACAGGTCGCGTCGGAGCGCGATCAGGTCGGCCATGGTCGCCCGCTGCACGCGGCGGTCGTCTATCGCGTAGGACACTACGGCCCCGCCGTCGAGGATCGCCTGGATAGCGGCGTCCAGGCTCGCGAGCATCGCGTCCGTCGTGGGCCGCGTGGGCATGACAGGATCATCCGCCCGACCCGGCCCGCGTCAAGGTCGGGTCGTACTCGCCGGAGGCGGCGGGATCTCGCGGACGGTCTTGAAGTTGAATCCGCAGCCCGGGCATTTCCTGTACTGCACCGGGCCCTTATTCGCGTAGATGTGCCCGATGGCGCGGCGACACGACGGGCACTCGCCGACCGCGAGGGGGCGGCGCTCGGCCGGCGTCGCGGGCGGACCCCGCGAGAGCCAGCGCCCGTGCGCGCCCTCCCCGAGCGTCACGACTCGCCCCGCAGCCACGCGCCCCGGGCCCGGCGGCCCTCGGGGAGCGCGAGCGGTCGGCGCTCTCGGCCCTCGGGTCCTGGGGGCGGCGCCGGCGTCGGCGGGCCCTCGCGGTAGGTCGCGACCTCGCCCGGCCGACGGAGCGCGGAGAGCCGGAGCATGTCCGCCGCGGCCAGCGCGTAGACCTCGCAATCGAGGTAGTGGTTGTCCGGGTTGCCGGCGCGCGGCCGCCACTCCTCGCGCACGCGGCCGGTCCGGCGGTCTCGCTCCGTGATCTTCTGTTCCGCGCAGAGTTGCGCCACGTAGGCGGGCGAGGGGTCGGCCGGGAGATGCCACTGGCCCGGGTCCGCGGGGGCCGCGGCCAGATGTCGCGCCAGCTTGTCCTTGTAGTACGTCGTGTCCACGTGCCAGAGGCAGAACCCCTGCAAGGGCCGGCCGGTGCGGGGGTGGCGGTCGAGCGCCGACGGACGGTAGGGTAGGCCGGCCAGGTGGTCGTGGCCTTTGACCGGTCGCAGCAGATGGCGCCAGCGCCGGCAGACCTCGTATACCGCGTCCGTCTGGTAACCGGAGTCCACGCACCCGAGGCGGAGCCCGAGCGGCTTGCCGGCGCCGCGGCCGTACTGCGTTCGGCAGAGGGCGACGAGCAGCTCCTCAAAACTCTCCACGCGGGACGCGCGCACGAGCCAGGACTCCTCGCCGTAGCCCCAGGCACGGACCACGAGGTACAGGCAGTCCTTCTGCACGTCCACGCCGGCGGTCAGCAGCAGGGCCCCGGCGGGGGCCGTCCCGGCCGGATAGCCCGCGACGTGGACCAGGACTTTCTCGGGCTCGGGCGATTCCGTCTTCTCTTCCCAGGGTTCCGCGAGCCAGCTATTCACGAAGTTGAGCAGGGACGCGGGATCGTGTCGCGCCTCCAGGAACTTTGCGGCGACGTGCGACCACGACAGCCACGGAGAGTAGAGCGACGACAAAACGAAGGATCGCCGGGCCCCGCCCGGGGTCGCGGGCGCCTCGGGGTCCTGGCCCTCGGGAACCCACCGGCCGCCGGCGAGTAGCGCGGGCCGCACGCCGTCGCCCCACGGGGCCCGGCACCGCTCGCACTCGTACCACGCGGCACGGGCCGACAGCAGCGCGTCCGGGTCGCGGGCGTCGGCCGGCCACTTGATTTGCGGGAACTTGAGCGCCTGGCGCGCGCCGCACGCGGGACACGCCACGAAATATCGACGACGGTCGCCGCGCTCGTACTCGCGAAGAATCAACCCGCGCCGCGTCGTGGGCGTGCTGGCCTTGAAGATTTTCCGATTCCAGAACGTCTTGGTCCGCTCGCTCGCGAGCGCCACCGGGTCCGCCTCGCGGCCGGCGAACGCGGGGAACTTGTCCACCTCGTCGAGCAGCACGTAGCGCACGGGGTGGGCCGCGAGCGCCGCGGGAGAATGCGCGCCGGCCAGGTACAGGAGCATCCGGTCGAGCCGCCACTCCAGTACGACGGACTCGCGGGGGTCGGCCGGCATTCGGCCGCGGAGCGCCGCTGAGGCCTCGAACATCGGCCGGAGCCGGTTGCGAGCGAAGCGCTCCGCGTCTTCCTCCCGGGGCACCACGTACAGCAGCGGCCCCGGGTCCTGGTCCGCGACCCAGCCCACGAGGTTGCACGCCAGCTCGGTCCCGCCGACTTGCGACGCCTTCATGAGCGTCACGTCCTCGCAGAGCGGGTCGGCCCACGCGTCGAGGATCTCCCGCAGGTACGGCGTCCGGCTCGTGCGCCACGGGCCCGGCTCCGCGGATGTCCGGCCGTCGAGCACGCGGTGGCGGTCGGCCCACGCGCTCGGCAGCAGCGGCGGAGGCAGGACCAGCGCGCCGCGCTCCGCATCGGAATGCAGCTCGAGGGTCGCGACGGTCACGACGGAATACTCGGCGGCGGATCGGACGGAACGAGCGGCGCGGGAGCCGGCCCCGCGGCTTCGGGCCACGGGTCTCCGGCGTAGCCGATCAGTGTGTCCCGGACCCACGTGTCGAGCCACGCCTCCACGGCGCGGGCGTCGAGGCCTTGCAGCACGGGGGCCGCCGCACGCGGCAGAACCTCCAGCCGCCGGCGAAGCGCCAGGCAGCGAGCCACGCGCCCGCGCTCCACCGCCGCCCGCTCGATCACGAGGCCCCGGTCCCGGGCGAGCGCGAGTTGTTCGCGGGCCGCCTTCGCCACGCGGTAGGAAGTGTTGGCGCGCTCCGCCGCGTCCATGGTCGGGCGGCGGCGGCGGGCGTGGGCGTCGCGCCAGGCCACGCACGCCGCCACGTCGTAGGTCCCGTCCGCATTCCGCGGGAGTCCGTTCTCGCACAGGTAGCGAACCTTCCGCGCCGTGCAGCCGAGCGCCAGGGCCAGCGCCCGCGTGTCCCGGGCGACGCCGGGCGCGGCTTCCGATCCAACGCCGGCGGCTTCCAGCTCGCGAACCTCGCCGGCCGTCAGGGCCGGCCCTTGGCCGTTGGAGCTGGCCGATAGTTTTCGTATCAGGTGTGCGAGGCGTTGCTTGCGAGCGGCGGCCCCGAGGCGGCCCAGCTCCGCAGCGAGGCCGGGGACGGCCGCGGGAGGCGACGGGGGCGGCGGAAGGGTCGGTTGCGTCCTGTCGCTCGCCGGTGCGTCCGCCACGTTCCCCCCGCCCGTCCAGGCGGGAGCATGGTATCACGACGCCGGCAGCTCCAAAACGGAACGGAGGAAAAGGCTTTCTCGGCGAGGGGCGAAACGGCGTCTTTTTACC